TCCATATGGAGTTTGAGAAACCAAAATTCTTCCTATGCCAACGGCATTGTCTATTATTGTTTGCAATGCTGATACCGATGCGGGTCCACTAAATTCAGATGTAGTAATGTTGTCAAATGTAAGTGAAAATCTAGTTATTATATACAATTGTCCCGGAGCAACTCCCCCGGTATCTCTTTTTAATCTTTGTATGGCGTTTTTTGGAGTTGCATATCTTAAAGGAATCGGAAAAGATTCTTCTCCATCAGAAAGTCTTTCGACGGTTACTTTATAATCATATTCATATAACCCAGCTTCATATCCATCAACATGAGCTTGCAAGTAATCGGATTTAATCGACGGGATAGTCATTACTTTTTTAAAGTAAAAGCCCGGAACATCTTTGTCAAACACGAGTTCCATTGGAGCATAAGACGGATGAACGATGTAAAGAACGCCGTTGACTTGCCTAAACTTCAATGCACTTAAATCATCTTGGGCGTAATTCGTTTGAAGTTCGTAAGTGGTTCCGGTTATTTGATACCAATAATCGGTATGCGTATCCGGTTCTTTGTTTGAGTTATCATTGTTTTGATTGTATATCGCAATATATGTATTCCCTGAATAAGTAACCACACTTCCTGGAGAATATGTTATCCCAGTCGTCGGAGTGTTCCACGTGGAACCGTTTGGAGCTACTATTTTACCGTCTTGGTAGAACCTAACCAGGCTATCCGAAAACTCAAGTAAATATCCTTCTTCATCGTCAATGACAAATTTAAACAGTCTAACCGGAAGATCGTTTGGAGTCCTTGCAACTAATTCAGTACCTGGACACTTCGTCAAGTTTCCGGCACGAGTAACTTTGAAATTTTCACACTTCTTTAGGGCGATTGGATACTTCGGGTGATCCGTCTTGCCCCACAACTCAGGAGCAATCTCTCCACCTCCGAATCCTTTTTGAAGGTTAGTAAACATTTACTTGCTCCCATAAACCTTCTTCGCAACCTTCTTGAAGTAGTCTTCTTTAGTTTTTGACAAATCCATCTCTTCAATCTGTAACGTAAATTGACGTTCAGACATATCTTTGTTTTCATACTGGCTCACACCAGCAACGTGGCATTCGGCCTCAATTTTAAACTTTGCGCCAACTTCAGGCAATTCCTTGATATCTAGAATATCCAAAAGCTCGTGATTAATCGTAATACAAGTACCGTAAGGCCATTTAGGGCGTTCTTTTTCTTCAGCCTCTACGGTTTCTTCTTCGGAACGTTTATCGTCTAGTTCAATGCTTTTCATGCTTAACCTCAAGGAACGTAGTTTGAACCAACCATTTGGTAACCATGCGAAGTAAAAGCCATCCTAGTTCCAATTCGGCTTCTGGTAAGTTCTCCAATTCGCATGATATCCGGTTTGTCTTCCATTGCGTCTCTAGACATTGCCGAATACATTGCGTTTTGACCCATCTGCAAGTTCTTCTCTCTAAGATCAATCATCCCTATCTGAGAAATACTTGGAGCCGCCCACCCTGCCAGCATAAGCGAAAACGCGAACACGAAGTCTGCCGGAATGTAAGAAATTCTCGAAAATGCTTGCGTGTACTCCAAAACAGGAACCATATCGCCTTGAGCAACTGTAAAATTTGTCGTTGGAGTGAGTGGAGTACCAGTTAACGCGCTTGAAGGCCCGTGATTCGTTAAAATCACACGTCCTTGAGCATCGCTGGACGTAACATAATTTACGACGGTAGTTCGATCATCCAAGTGGCTACCATTCCAGAACCGCCTAACAAACAAGCAATCCGCTGGATAACGATATTCAAACTGCCATTCTTGATTTGGATTTACAACGATGGGAGAAACATTTGCGTAAACGTGAGCGAAGTTCCAGTTATAACCACGAAGAACCGATTCCATCCAATGGTCAAACAATTGTCTAAGTGTTTTTGCTTCGCTTGATTGATCGGTATCTAAATCGGAAATTTGCTTTCCTGTACCCATGTGCATCAAGGCAAGATTCGCAATATCCGTTTTAGTGTTAGCCATGATAATGCTTTACCTTTGGGGCGTGATGCACTTTCCCAGACTTACCAGCCATCCTCATGGCCGCGGCTACTGCTTGTTTCTGAGGATGACCAGCGGCTACCATCTCCTTGATATTTGAGGAGACGGTAGCCTTTGAAGTTCCTTTATGAAGAGGCATATCAAGCCTTCGCTTCACTTAAATTTCGCATTTGAACCTTCAACACATTCTTAACTCGGTCACGTCCTTGAACTCTCTTTTCAGCTTCATTCCATTGATTAAGAATACTTGCATCGTTGCACTTGTTAACCATCTTAATGGCCTCGTCTTCCGAAAGACGAGAAATATTACTAACAATGTGTTGCTGAGTATCAACGTCTCCAACGGACGTTGTTTGCGCTCCCATGACGTTAGGAATCAATCGAGCTTCTTCTTCTTCTGGAAGTGTCTCTCTCTTGCTAATGTTAGGAACACAATTACGAGGCGCAGGTTCCATCCAATCAGGCGCGTATTCAAAAAATTTCAGGAACCGCTCCTTGTCTTCCTTACTCCACCTTGCGCAAGAAGGGCTTTTCTGAAGCGTGAACCTTCTATATTCAAGCTCCGTCATGTCCTTCTTCTCGTTGTCGCTTACTGGAACCCCCAAGTGAGTAATCAACCGTTCTTTGATTGGTTTCTTCGTCTGGGGATCAACTTCTAAATCCGAATCGGCTTCGTGGATAACTAGGGTATCAGGGATTTCAAAGATATCCCCTCCGTGAAGCATTCGGCAAAATCGTTCTGCGCGAGGATATCCCTTCTTATCGGCCGTGGGCCACTCTTTTACTCGTACAAGCATGGATTGTCTCCTTAAAAATTTGGAGGGATGGCTGTGATTTCCATCCCTCCGTTACATACATGCCATTCTTTTTAGGGAATGTAATTCGCGGCGTGAGTATAAGTCTGAGTAAACTCGGCCTCGTTCATCAGGTACGCATTGACCGTGATCGAGTTACCAGCCGCAATCGCCTTCATACCGATGAACTCCTGACTGACCCGATTAGGATCAATCGTCAAAAAGATGTTCCCGCCACCAACAACTCCAGCAACTGTGGCAGTCTGTTCGACTCCGGGAGTCAAACGAGAATCGGTGTTAGCCATAGCACCAGTGGTTCTGATAACCGTAGGATTAGAAGTAAGCGCGGCATTATCAGCCGAAATTACTTGGAATTCAATGGTATCAGAAGCATTGGCCGCAAACGTCTTCGGGAAAACTCCAAACCCAATTTCAGTTCCGTTTTCAGCATGTCGAGAAGCAACAGCCAAATCAACGGAATAGGTCGAAAGTACCGTCCCGGTAATGGTAGTGCTGAACGACCAAACTTGAAGTTGAGCATCAAGACCTGTACTCATGATTTTCTCCTTGGAGCGGGTATCGGAGGGTTCCGAAGAACCCTCCAGGTTTATTACAACGCGAGAAGGTTGGATTCAGTAAGAAGAATCTGGTCAACGATTCCGTAAGGAACACCGTTGTATTCCCACTCCCAACGAGGATGGTAAGCCCCGGCCATACCTTCTTTTGCGTAACCAGCACCTTGAATCGTAACACTCTTGATTTGGTGCTTCAGGTTACGTTGAACCGTACGGGGACCGAAGAAATAATACGTCGGTTTCGTGGTTTCCACGCCTTCTTCAGGAGGAAGATTTGTGTCTTCAGGCAATCTGGACTGGGCTTCGTCCATGTAGAACGCAATATCGGCTCCGTTCTGAGAATTCAAGAGCGGAACGTCAATGTCACCGATACGAACCACATGCCGCCAATCAGCCAAGAAAAGTCCAAAGTCCATCGTGAATTCATCTTCGTACATCGCCAAGTTACCAACAGCATTTCCGCTGGCGTTGATTGCGTTGTTTACTGGACGAAGACCCCAATCACGATGATGAATCCCAGCAATGGAACCCTTTGGGAAAATACCCGTCAATGCGTACTCGTTAAGACCGAGCAACCAAACGGACGTGTTGGTATTAGCGGTACCACCGGCAGACAAAACGTTCTGTGAGTTTGGAGCGCCGCTCTTGGCGGAGAAACGCATCGACAGACCGTTAATATCCGAAGGATTCGCGCCACGATTTCCATAGAACCAAAGGTAAGCAAACTTTCGGCCCATTGCGCGAAGACGACCCTGGGCTTGACGAACACGGTAACTTTGAGGATCGCCGCCATAGTTGGCAACGTCTTCGTCGATCTTCACCCAGTCTTTTAACTGAGCGCAAGTCTCTTCGATTTGAGCAGAAGTCCCGTATTGCGCGTCAACGCCTTGATTCAAAATACGAGTGGAAGGCATGGGGCATGACGTTTCAACGGAAGCTTGGTGAGAACGAGCTTGATTGGTTTCAATGAAAGAAAGCAACCGAAGCAAAGCGTTGGCTTGAGAAAGAGCATGGATGTAAGGCAAAAGTTTGCCCGAAGCATCCCGCTCCTTGGCGATATCAACAATCGTAGGGTTTGAAGTACTAAGTGCAGTAGTCATTGTTTATCTCCTGATTATGAATTGTACGAAACTTTCATGGGGTCGTAGTTTAATCCGTAGGCTTTTTCCCCAATAGTTTTCGGTTCGACTTTCGGAGGATCAGGCTTTTCTCCCATGTGTAACACGGAATCACCTGACGCCTCAGCGAATTTAACCAACCCTTTAACAATTTCAGGGTGGTGAAAGAAGAAGTTAACTTTTACTTCGGACTCATAAAACGTATCGCCGAACAAAGTTTTAAGCGACCGTTCTACAAGTTGACTGGTACGATTCAAGTTATCTCCGCCAAGTTTCGGATCGGATTTAACGGAATTGTCCCATTCTGCTTGTTGGGCCTTGATGCGAGAATCTCCAAAGGCCGCAACTTCCCGAAACGTATTGAACTTGGAATCCATCTCTCCTTGAACGGCGGTGATTGGCTGTTTGCCATCCACGGCAGTTTTAGAAGCTTTACCAAGCCATTCGTTGAGGAATCCTTTTTCAACGTCATTGATTCCTTCGGGCATTTTCAACTGTTTAACATCAGCAAACAACTCAGGTGCCTTAACGGCAGGCGTTTCCGCTGGTTTAGGAGCGGGTTTTTCTTCGGTTCCGGCGGCAGGAGGCGCGGCAACAGGCGGCGCAACTTGTGCGGCAGGAGCAGGAGTGGGTTCTGCAACCTTTGGTTGTTCAACAGCCGGAGGTGTTGCGGGTGCTTGTGCGCTTCCGGTTGTGTTATTCGGTGTTTCCATAGTTATGTTTTACCTCTTTTAAAATGTTCGTCAAGCTGTTTTTGTTCTACGCCTCGTTCTGTGTTCTCAATATCTTGGCGTTGTTTTGCCTCAAAAATCATTGAAATCCAAGGATTTGCTCCAAACCAGAATGATATCTTGTTCTTTATATTCTGAGCGCATCCTTGTCTTGCAACTTTAGCAGACATTTCTTGCCCGTTTTTATCGAAACAATCCTGGTACAAGCCAAATTCTTCCATCAATTCATACAACACTTGACGGCCTTGGGGAGTAGATAAAACACTTTCCCATGCTTCTTTTAGGCGTCTGTTGCGCTTTCCAAGTAGACGTTCTTCCATTGCTATTTTGGCTTTGTTACTGTCTTCGTTCATTGCGGAGCCTCGCTAGCCGTAGCTTGGGCTTGTGCCATATCTTTTTGACCTTTTCCAATTTGAGGCATGGCCTGAGCTTGCATGGCGGCAGAACGTTGTTTTGCTTTTTGATCTCGTTCTTGTTTAACTTGAGCGGGGTCTTTAAATACCTTCAAGTTAACACCGCTTGCAATGAAATAACGTTTTGCCATTTCATCACGATCAATGGTATCCAGAACACTTTCAGTTGCTCCGGCGGCTTGCTCTACATTTACCACGCTTTGAATAAACGCCACGCCTTTTTCATAAGGCGTCGTTTCAGTCAACTTCAAAGCCATCGCCACTCGAGACACAAGATTCCATTTAAGATTTTTCCCTTGTAACTTTTTTGGAGGTGGTGGTATTTCACCTTGGCGCCATAATATTCCGAAAATATAAGAGAACATGGGTTTGAGCCAGTCATGTTCAAAGTTTCCGTACACGGGCGCAAGAATGTTGTAGTTTTCTTGAATCCGTTGCAACCAGTATGTAGCCGTTTCAGGCTGAGTCTTCATGGCCGTTTCGTTAGCAATCATTCGGAAAATATCAGCGTAAGTTGTTTTATCAATTCGTTGTTTAAGTTCCATGATCTTGTCTTTAATCGCGGCAAGATCGGGCTTAATTTGATACTGAGGTCTTACTCCATTTTGAGCATCAGAAGCAGAAGGAGCAGTAACCAAGAACCCAGGAGTCGTTCCCATTGGGTATTGACCCGTTGTTGGAGGCGCAACCATCGGAGGTTCAATCATTTTTTCGCAAGCGTTGTTCCACATGCCGTTGGTCTTGAAAATCTCCTTAACGTCACCAATGGCTTTTCGCCCAGGTCCGTCAACTCCATAAGCGTCTGTTGGTTGGCGAAACCACCTAAATACGAACACTGGGAATTCATCGAATCCGCGACATTGCAGAATGCGTTTTTCCCCTGAATTTCGAAGGTAATAGGTAGCTTTGTAACGTTTAAATTCAGAACGATATTTGGCTTTATTTTCGTTGTAGTCAAGGTTTGGTTCAACAACCCACACCACATCAAACGGAATTTCTCGTTGCTTGGGATCGTCCCATGCGTGTTTTAACGCGCTTCCCAAGTTTGAAGTGTCCGGCGATCCGTCCGAATT